TGCTTATATTGCATACACACAGCCAGCTGTAAAAGCGTTAATATATAAATTCGGAGGCTCTTATTTGAAGAACCACGAAGCCGAGATAGATAAATTAATCGAGGTACATTTAACGTCTGCCCAGTTGAAAGCTTATGAGAAGCTAGATGTTCTAGCACAAAAGCATGTTAAAGATGCAATGCTCAAAAACGTAATACTATCTGTATGGGACCAGAACGACGACAAATTTGTTGCCGCGGTCAAAGCAGAAACGAAGAAAGCTTTTGCTAGCGCAAAGACTCTTTGAACGAACACGAGTATGAGCAGCGGTTACGCCAGCGAGTAGGTGAAGGAGAATATGAACGTCATAAAGAACTTGTACGCTTGCTGGCTCGCAATCTTGCTCTTGAAGACATATTGTGGGAAGAAATTTCTCTACATATTCGGGATGTTAACTTACGAACAGAGCTCTTGCGCCAAAGAAATTCAATCGTTCGTGACATACATACGGAATTCAGAGCATTAAACATAGAGATACCTACTGTAGTGGAACAGCGGACGGAAGGGTTTGCTAGTTTCTTGGAGGATTTAACAGATGACGAAAGCGATAAGAAACGAGACAAAGAAACTGAAAGCGACACTGACAGGTAAGAGCGCACATGATTCAAGAGAATTAGAAGATATATTTGAAAGCTGTAGATATGATGAAGACAAAATGCTTAAATTGGTTAGAGCTTTTTGTGAAACCTATTTAATTGATAATAAACAGCGCGCTTTAAAATTAAGACCACTCCAAGAAAAGATAATAGTTAAATCATTAACTCACCGTGAAGATGGTGGTCAACGTAAATTAGCTATCTTAGCTCCACGAGGCAGTGGTAAATCTTATGCCTTAGCTGTAGCTGTGACTATCTATATGTTCTTTAAAAGATTTCGAGATTTAATATTTGTATTGGCTCCATCAGAGGACCAAGCAGCATTAATCTTTGGTTATGTTTATAGAAACTTTAAGGATAATAGATTTTTAGATAGCTTAGTAGATAATTATAAATTTCACAATAAGCCCCATATACGCATGAAGGGGGGCACAATGATGCGTAGAGCTCCATTAGCGCCTAGTAATCAAGGGCAAGCTATACGAGGACAACATCCTACTTTATGTATTGTGGACGAAAGTCCTCTAATTGATGACCATTTATTTGTAGATAACGTAGAACCAGCGATAGTTTCAAATAAGGCCCCGTTCATAAATTTAGGTACACCAAAGTCAAAAGAGAATCACATGTACCGATATCTCTACTCAGAAGCTTATGAAAGTAGTTTCACGAGATTGGTGTTTTCATGGAAAGACGCAATTAAACAAGGAGATGCTTATTCACCTCCTTATACTGAATTAGAAATGTTAGATAAGATGACGGAATGGGGGGAAGATTCTATCTACTGGAGGACAGAATACGAATGTGAGTTTGTAGAGAGTGTATCGCAGATATTCAATCCAGAAAAATTAAGGGACTGTTTTGATGAATACGAACCGTGGACCAGAGAGACTCTCGATGACGAGCGAGGAAATCTTCCTAATGAAATTTCTGTCGGTGTTGATGTTGGTAAATCTATTAACTCTACTGTTATTACCGGATGGGCAAGGGAAAAACTTACTACTGAGGACGGTGGACATGATATTGCCCGTCTTATATATGTGGAAGAAATCAATCCTAGAAGTGGTGGACACGATATTCCATACCAGCGTCAGCGTATCATTGACGTCTGTAATCGTTTGCACGCTAAGCGTCTTATCGTTGATTGTACTGGTATTGGTGGTGCGATTGAACAAGACTTAAGGGTAGAGTGTATAAATAGTAGTCCCCAGATACATTTCCTACCTTTCATTTTTACGGGTGGTCCGAGAGGGACGAAGACCCAGATATATAGAGATTACGTTTCTTATATCCAACAAAAACTAGTAAAGGTACCTAATCCAGAAAGCCAAGAACCTCATATAAAGAGATTAATTTTAAAATGGTATGCAGAACATAGAGACCTTGAATATACTATGGATGCAGCCAATAAGACCGAAAAGATAGCAGCTCCTTCCGGAAAACACGATGATTATTGTGATAGTTCGGTAATGGCGCTACATGCTACCTTATCTATGCTTCCTGCTGGTGCAGGAGTGGCCTCATCTAATAGAGGCGGAAGTAATAGCGATAGAATACGAAGAGCACCCACTAGACAACAAAATTGGAGTGGAAAGTCTGTTTTAACCACAGCTGCTCGCTCTCATCGCCTTAATAAAGGTATACGCTTTTAGCACAATCTTTATATACTCCTTTCGGTTTATATATATGTGACTAGCCATGTCAATAATTGATAGAGTGCGAAGAAGGTTCGCAAATGTGGGGGCTAATCCCCCTTTCAAAGAGAACGACCCACGAGATTTCGGAGCAGGTGTCATTAAAAGACTCAAACTTCAAAATAACGGTTACAATGTAAGAGGAAAAGGAGATTTTGAACCACATATAGGTGCTCCACGTACTTATATGAATGTTTATTTACAAGACCCTGTTGTAAGAACATTAATAGACCTTCCATGCTTTTATGCTGTAAAAGATAACTTTGATATAGTAACAGAAGATGATGGTGTCCGAGATACTATCGAAGAGATGTTCAGAGATATAAATATTGAACAAACTATATATGGTTGGGTAAGAAACGCCCGTGTTTTTGGTACGGGTTATCTGGAGTGGACTGGAGACAACTTAGTTCTTCGTTCTAGCCAAAACATGTACGTTAAGAGAAACGAGCATGGACAAATAATGTATTATTATCAAGATGTCGGAGATGATAAAGAAAATATCAGATTTGAAGAAGATGAGATAATAGAACTTAAAAATAATCCCTTTGACGATTATGCATATGGTTTATCTGATATACACCCTATAATGTATCTGATAGACTTAAAAGATTATGCAGAAAGGGATATAGGAGCCGCACTTAATAAATATGCGATATCAAGATTTGATATATCTTGCGGTCTACCTGATATGCCCTATGGCCCTGATAAGATTAATGAGGTTGTAGACGCTTTTAATAATTTAGCACCCGGTGAAGATATAATTCACGGCAATGATATAGCTATTAAAGAATTAGGTGGAACACAGAGAGCATTTGAGTATGGAAAATATACTGACGATTTACTGGCTAAAATACATATGGCTTTAAAGGTTCCTTTAACTATGTGGAGCGACCCTGAAAAGGCTCGTCCCATATTTGAGCCATATGTTAATTATTTACAGTCTGCGATAGAAGGTGCATTAAATGCACAGTTGATGCCTCAATTAGAATCCGGCGAAGCTAAATTTAGATTCCGAGCCGTTAATATAGATGATGCATTTACTAAAGCTAAGACAGACATGATATATTTATCTGAAGGCGTACTCTCACCCGGCGAAGTTAGAGAAGAACGTGGTCTTGACCCTGAAGGAGTTGTAGAATTAGATATGGAAACTTCTGAAGATGTTAAAGCATCACCACTCGAAGGTGGACCCGGTAAAAAGGAGAGCAGTAAGAACGCTAACATATCTGGAGGAAAAGATACAGATAAAAAAGAAGAGAGTGCGAGAGCACCAAATAGGGGAAACAAACCCTCCGCTAACGCGACAGGAGATAGAAAATGACGTACGAAAAATGTAAGACAACCGTAAGTGCAACACTAAAAAAGCGTGGTTTTGATAACCACAGCAATATGGCAGCTAGCATGTGTTCCATGTGGGCTGAGGAGAATGGTGTCGAGCGGGAATTTGCAGGAGAAACCGACAGAGTTGCTACTCAACGTACATTCGCTATTTCCCTTGAGGGAAATTCCGACATGACATTTAATAGCGATGAGGGGGTTGATTCTGTAACTTTCCCTGTGATAGCTATTACTTCTGGTCTCCATAAGTATATGGAAGACGAGATAAACAAAAAGGTTTATATAGAACCGACCATCTTAAAAGATAGTATAGAGAAGTTCTCAGAGCTTCCTATATATATTAATCATCAACGAACGCCTGAGGATTTAATCGGCATGGCTACTGACCCTGAGGTAATAGAATTGAAAGATGGAAAATATGGAATGCAAATGAAAGCTACTGTTAGTAACAAGACAGGACACGGACAAGAAGTGATGAATAAGGTCAAGGACGGGGATATGACTCACGTTAGTATTGATTGGTTCTCCAATGATATTGACGTTATGGGTGACACATACGCCACCAAGTTACGTCCCACAGAGGTAAGTTTCATTGACAATGAAAAAATGGACCCCGTCTGTAAGGAATGTACGATAGGAAAGGAATGTAGTTTACATGAGGCTAGTGACGACCACGACTGTGGTTGTGGTGGCACTGAAGGTTCATGTGAATGTGAAGACGGGAAGACAGAGGTCAAAACTATGACAGAAGAAAAAGTAGAAACCAATGTGAAATCCGATGCAGAGAACATTGTTGAACGCGAATTCGCTTCACTACGTGCTCAGCTGGAAGAGTTGAATGCTTCTAAAACGGAAGTCGAATCCCAGTATGCTGATGCTTTAAAACAAATTGAAGCATTTAAGCTCGCTGAGGAAGAGAGAGCCGCAAAGGAAGCTGAAGCAAGAAAGCTAGAGACTATTGAAACGATTATATCCAAGGAAGTTCTTTTCGGCACAGTCGAAGAGGAAAAGAAGGATGCACGCGTTGAGGAACTATCTGCTTGGGATGAACCAAGGCTGACTGGATTCAGCGACGCATTAAATGCAATGCCTGTCCCAGAAGTAGACACAGAGAGACAATTCGGAAAAGGAAAATCCAATGACGGAGAAGCTCCAGCTGCTGAAGAGACAGAAAGGCAATTTAGTGTAGAATTAATAAAAGATGGGCAAATAAGGCTCAACAAAGAATTACTAAGAGGTAATTAAATATGGCAACAGAAATATTAGTAAATGACGGTGGTGCACCAGCAAGAATTTTACCATTCACAGCTGGCAGCACAATTACCGCAGGATACCCTGTTCAGATGGGAGCCGATGCAGAAATAGATACTTTCGCAGCAGCAAACTCAAAACCACTAGGTTTTGCTCTGACCACGGTAACCAGTGGAAATATAGCAAGTATCATAACAGGTCACGGTATTATAATCAATGCGTACTGTTCTGGAACGATTGGACGAGGAGACGGTGTAGCTACATTAGCTGACGGTAACCTAGGACAAGCTTCCTCAGCAGCAAACGCAATCGGTTATTATATTGACCCAAGTGGTGCGCACTCAGGTGCAGCTACATTACAACGTATACTGTATCAGGGGCTATAAGGAGAACATAAAACATGGCAGCATTAAACTCAAATTTAGCACCCGGTGTACTGACGACCCTAAATACAGGAGCGGCAGATGGCGGCGTGGGCGAACGTGTACTTATTGACTATAAAGATGCAATTCAGGACTACAAAGTTGTAGACCTACCTGCATTGTCAATGTTCTGCGACCCTATGACTACAGACACCGGCGGTGATATTGATATCACCTTCGCAAAACCCTCAATGGGTATGGAAGAAATCAACGAAGGAAACACTCCTAAGTACCAACACACCAACTTACGCTCCGAGAGAGTGTCCGTTGATGAGTGGGGACTTGCAGTAGGTGTAACCCGAAGAATGATAGAAGACTCAAGATTCAACGAAGTAGAAATGGCTTTGAACGAAGCACGAAGAGCAGTTGATAGACACGTTACAAAGAACGTTGTTTATGGATTACTCGGTGTCGGAGATTCAACATTAAAAACCGGTGTATCTGGTGGAACCTCAATCGTAGCAGCAACTACGGAAGCAGTTATTACAACTTTCGCAGATGCTCAGTATGGTGGTTTCCTCGGAAGCGGCGGAACTGTTAACTCCGGACGTATCTACTCCTATGGTAACACATCTGACGCAGTATTGACTGGAAGTCACTACGTTGAAGATACCGGTGCCGCAGGAGAAGTTACATTGAGTAAAATAACGGATTCGATGGAATTTATTGGAGGTCACGGGTACAACCCAACAGCTCTTTTAATTTCCCCCGGTCACTACAAGACCATCCTTAACATGGCAGACTTCACAACCGCGGTAGCAAACAGCGGCAGATACGTTCTTGATACACCCGTAGAGAGAACCTCAATCACAGGTCTAATTGGAAGCATATATGGATTGCGTGTATACGTCAATGCATGGTGTCCTCCAGATAGATACTTTGTATGGGATGAATCTGTGAAGCCTATGGCTTATGTTGAGAGAAGGCCATTGACTGTAGAAGAGGCAAACCCCGGTTTCGGAATTGTCGGTTCTTACATGTCGATGAGATACGGATTGAAGGTTGTAAACCCAGCGTCCGGTGTAGTTATCTATAACTCAGGTTAGATAGGTAATTATTAAGGGCGAACAGGAGGGGGCGCCCTAAGCTCCCCTCCACTTAAGTTTATTTTAAAACGGGTCCCCACCTATGCCAGCAAATATATTATCAAGTAAGACCAATTATGGTGCTAACAAAAATTACGTAGAGTCACGTGTCGGTACCGCTTCACAAGGTACTCAAGGAAGTGGGGGAAGCACGGGTGCACAGGGGTCTGTTGGTACTCAAGGGTCTACAGGAGCTACGTCTTCTCAAGGTTCTCAGGGAACTCAAGGTAGTCAAGGAAGCACAGGAACTCAAGGTACTCAGGGAACACAAGGAACTACTGGTACTCAAGGGAATACAGGAACTCAGGGAACTACTGGCACTCAAGGTACAACTGGAACTCAAGGCACAACAGGTACGCAAGGAACTACGGGTACTCAAGGAACGCAAGGAACACAAGGTCCTCAAGGAGCAACTGGAACTCAAGGAACTACAGGTACGCAAGGAACACAAGGAACCCAAGGAACTCAGGGAAAACAGGGACTTTTTGGTGGTAACAGTATAGAATTTAATTACAGTAGTTTCGATATTACTGCTGGTTCTCCGGGCCAAACTAATTATGGATTTAATATAACACTACCCGGTGGTGGTGGTGTACCCAATTATGGCTTAATCTCTAAGGTAGGAATTTCAGACTATGATATTAATACTGATGATGTAAGTGCTTGGAACGATTCATTAGATGATGGTGATAGCACAACTAGAGGACATTTAAGAATATTTAAAACAGATGATTCTACTACATGGGTTACATTTAATATTACAGGAGCTAATGTAGCTGGAGGTACTGGCGTTACAGCATATGAAGAAGTACAAGTACAATATGTTGATAGTAATAGTTATTTTACTAATGGTGATGATTGTGTAATTACGTTTGTTCAGTCTGGAGATAAAGGAACTCAAGGAACTACAGGTACTCAAGGAACTACAGGTACACAAGGAACTACAGGTACTCAAGGTACTGATGGAACTCAAGGAACTACAGGTACTCAAGGAACTACAGGTACTCAAGGAACTACAGGTACACAGGGAGCTACAGGTACACAAGGAACTACAGGTACGCAAGGTACACAAGGTGCTACTGGCCCACAAGGGGCTACAGGCACTCAAGGAGCTACTGGAGCGCAAGGAACTCAAGGTACACAAGGTGCTACTGGACCTCAAGGCGCAACTGGAACTCAAGGAACTCAAGGAGCTGATGGACCACAAGGAACTACAGGTACACAGGGAACGACAGGCACACAAGGAACTACAGGTACGCAAGGAACTACTGGTACGCAAGGCGCAACTGGAACTCAAGGAACTCAAGGCACACAAGGTGCTACTGGACCTCAAGGCGCAACTGGAACTCAAGGAACTCAAGGAGCTGATGGACCACAAGGTGCTCAAGGTATTCAAGGAATAACAGGACCTCAAGGAACTGACGGAACTCAAGGAACACAAGGAACTCAGGGAACTTTAGGTACTCAAGGAACTACAGGAGCTCAAGGAACTACAGGAACTCAGGGAACTCAAGGAACTATAGGAACACAAGGAACTCAAGGAGTTCAAGGAACTGATGGAATAAGAGGAGGTACAAGATATGATTTCTCTACTACTACTACCGAGGCAGACCCCGGAGCAGGAATCTTTAGATTTAATCATGGTACTTTTGCTTCAGTTACAGAATTATATATAGACGACAATGATGCTGACGGTACTACACAAACCGATTGGTATGCAACATGGGACGATTCTTCTAGTACCATTAAAGGTACTATTATTATACAATCAGCGGATGGAAGTGATGCTTCCTATGCTTCAATGCAAGTAACCGCTATATCAGATGAAACAGGTTATTATAAAATAACAGTTACTCCTGTAGAAGGTTCAGGAAACCCACCCTTTAGTAATGCTGAAGAGTGTGTTTTAGAATTTAATAGGACAGGAGATAAAGGTACTCAAGGTACAACAGGAACTCAAGGAACTCAAGGAATTCAGGGAATTCAAGGAACTACAGGAACTCAAGGCACTACAGGAACTCAAGGTACTCAAGGCACTCAAGGTATTCAGGGAGTAACGGGAGCTCAGGGCGCTACTGGAACACAGGGAACAACGGGGACCCAAGGAACTACAGGAA